GGGTGGGCGAACCGTGGTCTGAACCAGTGGACGGTGAAGCAGAACACCATCGCCATGGTCCAGGGCACGGCGGCCTACAACCTGGACGCGACGAATCCCACGGCCGTCATCGACGTGCTGGATTGCTTCGTGCGCGAGACGGTCAGCGGGACGACGACGGATCTCCCGCTGAACCGCATGAGCCGGGCCGAGTACGCCAACATGGCGACCAAGAGCACGACCGGGAAGCCGAACCAGTATTTCCTGGACAAGCAAATCACGCCCACGATCACGGTCTGGCCGGTGCCCGACAAGAGCTCGACCTACACGGTCTACGTCAACGTGCTCACGCGCATGGACGACGCCGATACGGGCGTCGACACCATGCAGGTGCCCTTCCGCTTCTACCCGTGCCTGGCGGCCGGCCTGGCCTACTACATGGCCCTGAAGCGCGCCCCGGAGAAGGTGCAGCTGCTCAAGGCGCTGTACGAGGAAGAGTTCACCCGGGCGATGTCCCAGGACGAGGAGCGGGCATCCTTCCGGATCGCCCCGAACCTCCGCAGCTATAACATCGCCTAGCCATGGCCTTCGCGTCCAACAAGCACGCCTACGGGATCTGCGACATCACCGGATTCCGCTACCGGCTGAAGGACATGAAGAAGACCTGGGACGGGCTCCTCGTGGGACCCGACCAGTGGTCGCCTAAGCACCCCCAGCTGGAGCGCAAGCCTACGCCGGCGGATCCCCAGGCGCTCAAGAACGCGCGCCCGGATCCTAACGCGGACGGGAATGACCTGACGGCCTTCCCGCTGGTCTATACGAACGTCGGGGATGGGAAGCTGGGCACAATTTTGCAAACCTTTGCAATTACCTGTACTGTCGGCGCGGTGGAGGTGACCACATCATGAGCTATACCCTAGCCTCGCTTAAGGCCGCAGTGCAGGAATGGATGCAGGTCGACGAGACGACGTTCAACGACAACCTGGATGAGATGATCCAGAACGCGGAGGCGCGGATCTTCAAGCTTGTGCAGCTCCCCGAGCAGCGCAAGAATGTGACCGCCAACGTGTCGACGAACAATCGTTTCCTGGCCACGCCGACGGATTTCTTTGCACCGTTTAGCCTGGCGGTGATCGACGACAGCAAGTACCACTACCTGCTGTTTAAGCACCCCAGCTTCATCAAGCAGTATGCGCCGGGCACCGCTACCCGTGGGCGCCCGAAGTATTACTCGCAGTTTGATGACACGGCCTTTGAGCTGGCTCCGGTCCCGGACGCTGACTATTCGATCGAGCTGCACTACCTCTACAAGCCGGCCTCGCTCACCTCTGGTGGCGATGCTGGGACGACCCTGCTCTCGACCGAGTACCCGGAGGCCCTGCTCTACGGCACCCTGGTGGAAGCTGCAATCTTCCTCAAGGAGCCGCCCGATGTGGTGGGAACCATGGAGACTCGCTTCAAGGAAGCCGTCGGCCGTATGAAGAACCTCAGCGAGGGCCGCGGCACGAGAGACGAGTACCGCTACGATATGCTGAGAATTGGAGTGTCTTGATGCAGGAGAAAGATCCGGGCCTAAAGGGGAAGAAGGTCGCGATCGTTGCCCTGGGATCCTCCCAGATTGACTTCGTGATCGGGCTAGAAAACAGCAAGCAGTGGGACGAGGTGTGGTGCATCAACTCGGCGCTGGCGGTCTACCGTCAGTGTGACCGGGTCTTCATGCTCGACCCGCCCTCCCGCTATCTCGACACCGAGGACGCGGGCAACCAGACGGAGATCATGCGCAAGCTGCTCCCGGTGCATCCGGGGCCCATCTACACCTGCGAGCTCGACGAGCGGGTGCCAGGGGCCGTGGAGTATCCGCTGGCTGAGGTGGTCACTTATGCCAAATGCGCATATCTAAATAACACCGTGGCCTATGCGGTGGCCTATGCCTACTGGCAGGAGGTCGCGCACATCGACCTGTTCGGGGTCGACTTCAGCTACAGCCACAACCTCCACTTCGCCGAGGCCGGCCGGGCCTGCGTCGAGTTCTGGATCTCCAAGTGCCTGGAGAACAAGATCGGCATCGGTGCCTCGCCGCGGTCGAGCCTGCTCGACAGCAACGTGGGCGTGACCGAGCGTCTCTATGGCTACCATAGGTTGGAAGATCCTATCGTGGCCATGCCGCACCAGGACGAGTGGGTGCTCTGCCCCCGGTCCCAGCTGAGCAAGGTCATCCAGGAGCGCGAGATCGAGCTCGTGAAGGTGGCCAAGGCCCCGGAGCCCTACCGAGGATGATCCCGGGGCAATCAGGCCCGAAGCTGGGCAACGTCATGGTCTCCACGACCCAGAACAAGGGGCACGACCCCGAGTTCTGGGCGGAGCAGGCCACGAAGAAGATCTGCGGGATCTCTGCCAATGCGGACCCGCACATTCGCAAGCAGGCGTTGGCTTTCCGGGACAGGATCTACGCGGTAATATTGGCCGAGATGCGGAGCGCCATCCGCTCAGACCGTGTTACCCTGAGCAATCAGATGAGGGCGCGCGGGATAAACGATTTGGCGCAGATCATTCGGGAGCTTTGAAATGGCCATCACCTCCGCAATTTGCACGTCCTTCAAGCAAGAGCTGCTCGTCGGCACGCACAACTTCGCCACCGGCGGGGACCTGTTTAAGCTGGCGCTCTACACGAGCTCTGCGACGCTCGGGGCCTCGACCACTGCCTACACCACGGCCGGTGAAGCCACGGGCACGAATTACAGCGCCGGCGGCGGCAACCTGACCAACATCACGCCCTTCGCAACGGGCACGACGGCGGTCGTCGACTTTGCAGACCTAACCTTCTCCACGGCGACGATCACCGCCCGGGGCTGCCTGATCTACAACAGCACCGATGCAGACAAGGCGGTGGCCGCGATCGACTTTGGCGGGGACAAGACCAGCACGGCGGGTGACTTCACGATTGTGTTCCCGACGCCGACCGCGACGGGCGCGATCATCCGGCTGGCATAATGCCCCATGCCGCTGTCAAAGCTGGAGTTCCAACCGGGGATCGTTAAAGAGTCCACGGACTACGCTGCAGAAGGGGGCTGGGTTGACGGAAACCTAGTCCGCTTCCGCAAGGGTCGAGTGGAGAAGATCGGCGGCTGGCAAAAATTCGGCACCGACAGCGTCGAAGGCACCCCCAGGGCAATCCACCCCTGGCTCTCCCTGGGCGGAACGCGCTACAACGGCGTCGGCACGACGTGGAAATACTACGTCGAGCAGGGCCAGACCTATTACGACGTCACCCCCATCCGCAGCACCACCGCCGCGGGCGATGTGACCTTCGCCGCCACCAACGGATCCTCGACCATCACCGTGAGCGACACGGCCCACGGCGCGGTGGTCAATGATTTCGTGACCTTCTCCGGCGCGGTGACCCTGGGCGGGAACATTACCGACACGGTCCTGAATCAGGAATATCAGATCTCGGCGATCATCGACGTCGACAGCTACGAGATCATCGCCAAGGACACCTCGGGCGCCACGGTCACGGCAGACGGGTCCGATACCGGCAACGGCGGTGCGAGCGTCGTGGGCGAGTACCAGATCAATGTGGGCCTGGACACCTATGTGTCGAGCTCTGGCTGGGGCGTAGGGGTTTGGGGCGCTGGTGGTTTTGGCTCTGCCTCGGCCATCTCCGCGGTGAACCAGCTGCGGCTCTGGACCCATGACAATTACGGCGAGAACCTGATCATGAACCCGCGCGGAGCGGGGATTTATCGCTGGGTCGAGAACAGCGGCGTGACGGTGCGTGCCGAAGAGCTCTCGCAGATATCCGGCGCCAACCTGGTGCCCACGGTGGGCCTGCAGGTGATCACCTCCGAGACCGACCGGCACCTCATCGTGCTGGGCGCGGATCCGATCTCTGGCGGCGCCCGCACGGGCACCCTGGACCCCATGCTGGTGGCCTTCTCCGACCAGGAGGACGAGCTCCAGTTTGAGCCCACGGCGACCAACAGCGCGGGCTCTGTGCGTCTATCGAGCGGGTCCTTCATCGTCGGTGGCCTGAAGAGCCGGCAGGAGGTCCTGATCTGGACCGACACCAGCCTTTACTCGATGCAGTTCATCGGCCCCCCGCTGACCTTCGCCGTGAACCTGGTGAACGAAGGCGCGGGCCTGATTGGCCCCAAGGCCATGGCCAATGCCCCGACTGGGGTCTTCTTTGCATCCAAGAACGGCTTCTTTTTTTACAACGGCGCCGTCCAGCGCCTGCGCTGCACGGTTCAAGAGTACGTCTTCAATGACCTCGACCTGAGCCAGGCCTTCAAGTGCGTTATGGGCGTGAACAGCGCCTATAACGAGATCTGGTTCTTCTACCCGTCGATCGAGGACGACACGGGCGAGATCAGCCGCTACGTCACCTACAACTACCTCGACCAAGCCTGGAGCATCGGCAAGCTGACCCGCTACGCCTGGGTCGACGCCGGAATCAATGACCTGCCCCTGGCCGCGCTGACCATGGATGGCGACTATTGCTTGGTCGAGCACGAGAACGGCTTCGACGCCGATGGCGATCCCATGACAGGGGTCTTCATCGAGTCTGCCGATATCGACATCGCCGACGGCGAGCAGTTCGCCTTCGTGCGGAAGATCATCCCGGACATGGCCTTCACGGTGGATCCGGCGATATCGAACACCCCGGCCATGAACATCGTCCTGAAGCGTCGTAACTACCCGGGCGAAGCCTTGGTCACGGACTCGACGTCCCAGATCACGCAGAGCACAGCATTCAAGAACGTGCGCACGCGCGCGCGGCAGATGGCCCTGCGCTTTGAGTCCGATGACGACGCCTCGTCGCTAGACCAGAAAGGGTATAAGTGGCGCCTGGGCGCGACTAGGGTCGACATACAGGCGAGCGGTCGCCGATGAGCAAGCTGCTGCCGACACGGCTCCCGCTGGCACAGGGGCAGACCGTGTCAGGGGACACGTTTAACCGCCTGGTGCGGGTGCTTGAGATCAACCTGGGGGCATTCGACCCTTCGTTCTCGGCGCACTACAATCTGGACGAGAGGGACTCGCTACAGTTTTCGACAGGGTCGATCATCTTCAACACCACGAATGAGATCCACCAGGCCTTCGATGGCACGCAATGGCGGAACCTGTACGAGCATCAGACATATCCAACCGGGGTGTCGATCACGACCAGCCTCGGCTCAGTGACGGTGACGACGCCATGATGAACGCCGCCAGAAAGGAGAACAGACATGCTTTCCGGTAGCGGCATTGGCAGCT